ACGCGACGCGCTTCCAGGTCGAGGGTCATTCCTATCCGCTCGAGGACCTCGTGGTGGCCTTCTGGTACCTCGTGCCGCTGAACGAGCGGTGATCCGATGCCCCCTTTCTCCCCCCTGCTGCGTACGCCCGGCGCGCGGTCGTCGCTCCCCGCGAATCGCGCGCCGGGCGTCGTAGCCCCTGCCGTATCGATCGCCGCATCCGTGCAACTGGCCGGGCGGCTGCCCGAACGCGACGACCGGCCGCTTCTGCCGCGGCCATGCGCGCCTGTCGATGCGCGCCTACAACGCGACGCGCGGCTCCTCGACGGCCCAGGGCTACGACGCCCAGTGGCGGCGCGAGTCGAAGGCCTTCCTGGCGGCGCACCCGAACTGCGTCGACTGTGGGGCGCTGGCGACGCAGGTGGACCACGAGCGGCCGCACCGCGGCGATCCGGCGCTGTTCTGGGATCGCACGAACTGGCGGCCGCGCTGCCACGCCTGTCACTCGCGCAAGACCGCACGGCGCGACGGCCGCTGGGGACGACGCTCGAGCTCGTCTGCATCTACTGCGGGCGGCGCTGCGTGAGCGTCGACAGCCACGGCGACCCCGAGCGCGATCGCGGCCACCGCCCGGGCGTCGAGGCGTTTCGCGCGCAACGCGAGACGCTGCTCGGGCGCTACGGCGTGGTGATCTCGCGGGCGCCGCGCCGATGACCGCGGCCGACGCGCTGGCGATCGCGCTCGTGGCGCTTCTGGTCTTCGCGTTCCTGGCGCTGCGCTGGGAGAACGAGGACGCCGAGCAGGCCGCGCGGCGGCCGCGACCGAACGAGCGCCGGCGGTGAGGTTCCTCCTCGGCGTCGTGGTCGGCGCGCTCGTCGCCGCGACCTGCATTGGCACCTTCCACGGTCCGCTCTGCTCGACGGTGAGCGGGACGCGCGGCTTCGCGGTCATCTGCCGGTGATCGCCGCCGAGCAGCTGCGCGCCGGCGCGCCGAAGGACCGCCTGGTCATCGTCTGCTGCGGCTGCGGCCAGCAGATCGATCTGCCGACGGTGAGCAGGCTCGTCCATACGCAGCCGACCTGCATTACCTATCGCGCAACCTGCAAATGCGGCTTCGTTCACACCATTCGGGTGACACGAAGCTGAATGGCACCGCGGGGTCGACCGCCGAAGCCGAAGGCGCGGCGCGATCGCGAGGGCAACCGCCGGCGGCGCACCGACGCGCGCGTGACGCCGGAGATGCGCGCCCCGCTGCCCGAGGAGCTGAGCGCGCCGAGCTGGCTGGACGCCGGCGCGAAGGCGATCTGGAAGGAGTTCGTCCCGGAGCTGCAGAAATCGGGCGTGCTCGCGATCGTGGACAAGCCGGCGCTGGCGATCGCCTGCCAGGCCTACTCGGACACCGTCGACGCGCGCAAGAAGCTGAAGAAGCTCTCGGCCGGCACCAAGGCCTGGTGGCGCGAGACGCAGCGCGCCCAGCACGCGGTGAAGATCTACAAGAGCTTCGCCACGGAGTTCGGGCTCACCGCGAGCTCGCGCATGCGTCTCGACCTCGCTCCCGACACCGGCGACGACGAGAGCGACCTGGACGAGATGTAGTGGGGCTCAGCTGGACGATCCGCGACGGCATCCCGACGGACGGCCACGAGGAGCGCGGGCCGGACGAGACCTACTACTACGACCGCGAGCAGGGCGACGCCGCGGTGGCCTGGCTCGAGAAGTACATCCACATCCCCGAGGGCGACGATCTCGGCAAGCGCTGGAAGATCCCGCCCTGGCAGGCCGACATCAACCGCGCGCTCGACGGCTGGCGCCGGCGCAGCGACGGCCGGCGGCGCTTCACCAAGGTGACCTTCTCGGCCGCGCGCGGCAACGCCAAGACGATGCTGTTCTGCGCGCGCACCGTGAAGGGGCTCGCCGGCGAAGGGCTGCCCTCGCCGATCATCCACTACGCCGGTACCGACGCCGACAACACCGCCCAGGCCCACCGCTACGCCGCGAGCATGGTCCGCCAGTCCAAGCCGCTGCTCAAGCGGCTGCGGCCGCTGGACTCGACCTACCGGATCCTGCGGCGCAACGGCACCGGCTACTCGCGCGCGCTCGCCTCGGCGCGCAAGCACAGCCACGGTGGCCACCCGACGCACCTGGTCGAAGACGACATGCAGGAGATGGACCGCGAGTTCCACCAGGTCGTGCAGAGCTCGCAGTCGACGATCGCCGAGCCGATCGTGATGCAGGCCTTCACCGCCGGCGTCGACTTCGGCGGCATCGCCCACGAGATCAAGGAGCACAGCGAGAAGGTGCTGCGCGATCCGGAGCTCGATCCGGAGCGCCTGGTGCTGCTCTACGAGGCCCGCGCCGATGCGGATCTTGAGGACCCCGCGGTGATGCGCATGGCCAACCCTAACCTGGGGGTGAGCGTCCACGAGAAGTTCCTGCGCGAGCAGCTGCGCGCCGCGCGCGGCATGCCCAGCGAGCTCAACGCGATCCTGACCTACAACTACAACATCTGGGTGCGCCAGAAGGTGCTCTGGCTCACCGACGAGCTCTGGATGGCGGGCAAGGCCAGGGTCGACGAGTCCGCGCTCGCCGGGCGCGACTGCTACCTCGGCGTGGACCTGGCGAGCGTCGACGACGTCGCCGCGGTGGCCTACGTCTTCCCCGCGCCGGCGCCGGATCCCTGGATCGTCATGTGGGACTTCTTCATCCCCGCGGACAACGTCCGCCAGCGCGTGCGGCGCAACCGCGAGGCGCCCTTCGATCAGTGGATCCGCCAGGGGTGGGTCACGCCGACGTCGGGCAACGTCATCGACTACGACGAGATCGAGACGGTCGCGCTGCGGCGGGTGCGCAAGCTGCGCGCGCGCGTGCGCGAGCTGGCCTTCGACCCGTGGCAGGCCCAGCACTTCGCGCAGAACATCACCAAGCAGAACGTCAAGACGATCGAGGTCGCCAACACCTGCGCGAAGATGAACCTCGGCGTCAAGACGATCGAGGAGCTCACGCGCTCGAAGCGCCTGCTCCACGGATCCAACCCCGTCGCGCGCTGGATGATCGCGAACACCCAGATCATCCAGAACTCGAGCGGCGAGAAGAAGCCGGACAAGGCCAAGTCCGGCGAGAAGATCGACGGCGTCACCGCGATGGTCCTGGGTGTCGGCCGCGCCGCGCTGCCGGCGCCGCAGCAGCAGCGGATGGGCGCGAGCTGATGCCGGCGCAGCAGGAGAAGAAGCAGCCCGCGCGCGCGTTCGACCGCGAGGACCTCGCGGTGCTCGGTCGGCTGGTGCTCATCGCGATCGGTGCGACCGTCGCGGCCGCGGGCGCCGGCGCGCTCGCGGGCCTCGCGGTGCGGGTCTTCATCGCGACGTCGGGGCTGGGAGGGTAGGACGATGGGAATCCTGTCGCGCGCTGCGAAGGCGCTCACGATCTACGCCGCGGGCCAGGGCCGCATGTTCCTCGGCTGGGACGGCACGGTCATCGGCTCGACCCAGGGCCTGCCCGGCGAGCGCAACTACGTGCGCTACGTCGGCGACGGCAAGGGCACCAACCTCATCACCGCCGGCGTGAACTGGATCATGCGCGAGTTTCCGGCCGCGCCGCCGGCCCTCTGGCAGAGCACGGATGCGACGAGCGTGCCGACGATCGTGCGCAAGCACGAGTTGCTGCGCGCGCTGCACTATCCGACCGCCGACCCGAGCGACAAGCGCATGCCGCGCGGCTACTACTCCGGCCGCGTGCTCTGGCAGGCGACGGCCGCCGAATACATCACCGACGGCAACGCCTACTGGTGGAAGCGCCGCGATTCGACCGGCCGGGTGCGCCAGCACTGGTACCTGCCGACGAGCTGCATGGATCCCTGGGGTCCGCCGAACGAGGGCACCGACTTCATCTCGAAGTACCGCTACCAGGTCATGGGCAGGACCCACGAGTTCGATCCCTGGGACATCGTGCACTACCGCTTCGGCCAGGACCCCAACAACCCGCGCAAGGGGCTCTCGCCGATCCGCGGGCTGCTGCGCGAGCTCTACAGCGACGAGGAGGCCGCGCGCTTCACCGCGGCGATCCTGCACAACCTCGGGATGCCTGGCATCGTGATCATCCCCGGCAAGGACGTCATCGTCGACGACGAAGGCTCCGTCGAAGTGAAGGACCGCTTCAAGGAGGAGTTCGACGGCGATCGCCGCGGCGAGCCGATCTTCCTCAAGGCCAACGCCGAGATCAAGACCATCGGCTGGTCGCCGCAGGAGCTCGACCTCTCGCGGCTGCGCGACGTCCCCGAGGAGCGCGTGAGCGCGGCGCTGGGCATCCCCGCCGCGGTGCTCGGCTGGGGCACCGGGCTGCAGCAGGTCAAGGTCGGCGCGACGATGCGCGAGCTGCGCGCCCAGGCCTGGGAGGGCGCGGTGCTGCCAATGGCCGCGAGCTTCGCCGCGGAGATCAACACCCAGCTGCTGCACGAGTACGTCACGCCGGCCGATCTCGACAGTTATGAGTTCGGCTTCGACTTCCAGCGCGTGCCGGTGATGCTCGACTACCACGTGCGGCGCATCGACGCCGAGCTCAAGCAGCTGGGCGCCGAGGCCAAGATGCGCAGCGAGGTCCGCGCGGCGCTGGGGCTGCCGGTGGATCCGGAGCGCGACAACGTGTTCGTCCCGGCCAAGGGCGGCATCGTCGCGACCGAGACCCAGCCCGCCGAGCCGACCGGCGAGGAGCTGCCCGCCGAGGAGACCCCGGCCGCCTAGCGATGCGACGTTGCGCGCGAAATCCGAGAGCACCGCGGTGTCCCCCAAACGGGTGACAGGCGTGGCCGCGTTTTGCCCACGAAGGGCGGGCGGCTTCCGCACGATGCGCAGCGTGGAGAGGAAGGGCGCCGCGACCGTGGCGGCTCCGGCACGGAAGACCTTCCGTTTCGAGTGGAAGGACGGCACCGAGCCGGGCTCGTTCCGCGCGACGCTCGCGACGTTCCTTGTCGTCGACAAGGACGGCGACGTCACCTTCCCCGGCGCGTTCCCGGCGGGCAAGGAGATCCCGATCTCGGCCTATGGCCACGCGAGCTGGATGGGCGCGCTGCCCGTCGGCAAGGGCGTGATCGGCGCGGACGACAAGATCGCCTGGGTCGACGGGAAGTTCTTCACCGACACCGTCGCCGGCGCGGACACCTACAAGACGGTGAAGCAGCTCGGCAAGCTCGGCGAGTGGAGCTATGGCTACGACCCGACGAAGGAGCTCGGCCCGACCGACAGCGCGATGGCCGAGTACCCCGGCGCGCAGCGCGGCCTGGTGAAGCTCGAGGTCTACGAGGCCTCGCCGGTCCTGCTCGGCGCCGGCGTCGGCACCGGGACGACCGCGATCAAGTCGCGTCTCCGGCTCATCAAGCAAAAGGTCAAGGCCAGCGCGGATCCCGAGACGCTCGCGGTGATCGCGCAGGTGGACTTCCTCATCGACGAGGCCGACGAGCTGGTCGACACGCTGATGGACGACTTCGGCATCCCCGATCCGGACGAGGCGGCCGAGGGCGAGCCCGAGGAGCCGGTCGAGGCCGGCGGCGCGAGCGGCACCGCGGACGAGGAGACGATCGCCGCGATCGCGCAGCTCGACGCGCTGATGGACCAAGCCGATGAGATCGTCGACACACTCATGGACACCTTCGGGATCCCGGATCCCGACGAGGACGAGGCCGCCGAGCCCGAAGAGACGACGGCCGGAAAGTCCGCCGCCCGCTTTGCCGATGACGCCACGCACGTGCTTGCCGACGTGCAGGCGTTCGCAGGTCGCGCGAAGGCCGTGAAGCGGCTGCGCGAGAAGGAAGGACGCGTCCTGTCCGAGGCCAACCGTGCCCGGCTGAACTCGCTTGCCGATTCGCTGGACACGGTGCTCGCGGACGTCCGGACGCTGCTCGCGGAGACCGACCCCGGAAAGAGCGCGTCGCTCGGCTCGCTGATCGCGCAGCTCGAGAGCGACCCGCGCATCACCGGCGCCGGCTACGCCCAGATCTGAAAATGAGAAGGAGATCGGCAAGATGACCGCGATCGCAACGCCCAACAGCGTCGAGCTCAAGGAGCTCGGCGACAAGATCGAGGCCAAGCGCAAGGACGTCTTCGAGATCATCGCCGAGGCCAAGGGCACCGACGGCAACGTCGACCTCGGCCGCATCAAGAAGATCACCGGCACGTCCGAGCAGAAGGCCGCCGAGCTGCAGCGCCGCCAGCAGGAGCTCGCCGTGCTCGGCGTCGAGTACGACGCCAAGTTCTGGCAGGCGCGCGCCGCGCAGCTCGAGGAGCAGGCCGCGAAGTTCGCCTCGATGCCGGGCTTCCCCGGCGGCGGCGCGGGCAACACGCCCTCGTCCGGCAAGTCGCTCGGCGAGCTCTTCGTCGAGTCGGTGGCCTTCAAGGAGCGCGGCAAGAACCGCGCGGGCCCGACGAGCGAGGTCGGCGCCGACGTCGAGGTGAAGACGGTCCTGCAGACGAGCGCCGGCTGGGCGCCGCAGGCCATCCGCACCGGGATGTGGATCGAGAACGCGCAGCGTCCGATCCAGGTCCTCGACCTGATCCCGCAGGGCGAGACCGACCAGGCCGCGGTCGTGTTCATGGAGGAGACCACCTTCACGAACAACGCCGCCGAGGTCGCCGAGGCCGCGGCCTACGCCGAGGCCGCGCTCGCGTACACCGAGCGCACCAGCAACGTGCGCAAGGTCGGCGTCTCGCTGCCCGTCACCGACGAGCAGCTGCAGGACGTGCCGCAGATCCGCGGGATCATCAACAACCGGGTCGTCTTCATGCTGCGGCAGCGCCTCGACTCGCAGGTCCTCGTGGGCAACGGCGTCGCGCCGAACCTCATGGGCCTGCTCAACGTCGCGGGCGTGCAGACGACCGCCAAGGCCGCGGGCGAGCCGGTGTTCGACGCCGACTACCGCGCCCAGCGCCTGGTGAAGATCACGGGCCGCGCGATCCCCAACGGCTACGTGTTCCACCCGACGAACTGGGAGTCGCAGCGGCTCACCCGCACGACCGAGGGGATCTACCTCCTCGGCAACCCGGGCGACGCCGCGCCGGCGCGCCTGTGGGGCCAGCCGGTCACCGAGGGCGATGCGATCACGCTCAACACCGGGCTGATCGGCGCCTTCGCGACGATGTGCGAGCTCGTCTTCCGCCGCGGGATCGAGGTCCAGGTCGGTTACGTGAACGACGACTTCCTCAAGGGCAAGTCGACGCTCCGCGCGGACCTGCGGGTCGCCTTCCCGACGTACCGGGCCGCGGGCTTCTGCACGATCACCGGACTGCCGTAACCGACGAACGACTGAAAAGAGGGAGCCGGGCTCGCGCGGGCCCGGCTCCCCAAAGACTCGCGACCGCGCGGAACGAAGGAGGACACCGAGCATGCCGATCGAAGAAGGGACCAGGTCCGAGAAGACCGCGAAGTTCTTCTACGACTTCGCCGTCGACGGCGGGGCCATCAGCACGATCAACCTGCGCGGCGAGGACACCATCCCGCCCAACTCGGTCATCACCAGCGGCTACATCGACGTCCTCACGCAGCTCACCTCGGGCGGCGCGGCCACGATCGCGCTGCAGGCCGAGGCCGCCGGCGACATCGTCGCCGCGACCGCGGTCGCGACCTGGACCGCGGGCCGCAAGAACACCCTGATCGCGCCGGCATCCGGATCGGTCACTGCGGCGACGATCGTGAAGACGACGGTCGCGCGCAACCCGGCGGTGGTCATCGCCGCCGCGGCGCTCACCGCGGGGAAGTTCGAGCTCGTGCTGCGCTACATCTGAGATGCCGCTGGGATTCCTGAGCGCACGACAGCAGAAGGAGAAGGCGAGAACGATGATCACAGTCGATCGGCGGCTCTATCTCGCGGCAGACCGCAAGACCCTCGTCGAGGAGGGCGACCCGCGCGCGGCGTTCCTCTGGGCCGGCGCCGGCACCGAGGTCACGCGCGAGGAGGCCACCCGCGTTGGCTACACGCCCGACGACAAGAAGGCCGCCGCGAGCGTTGCGCGCGCAACCGCGAACGACGAGCGCGCGCCGAATATCGGGCAGCACAGCCCGGACCTCATCGCGCCGCTCACCGACACCGAGATCGCGGCGGCCGAGGACGAGGCGGCCGAGATCCAGGAGGAGGCAGACATGGAGGCGAAGAGCGCCGGCAAGCCCGCGGACAAGAGCGCCGGGAAGCCGGCTGACAAGAGCGTGCGCAAGCCCGCGCACAAGAGCCGCTAGCGGCGATGGCCGTCCAGAACGACGACGCCAGCGACGTCACCAACGTCGCCGCGGGCGCGGTGAACGTCGACGCGGCCGTCGCGGGGAACGCCGGGCTGCGGCTCATGGGCTACTCGATCAAGGAGACCGCGGCCGTGGCCGCGCAGTTCGAGGTCGTGCACGGCGCGACCGGCGCCGGCGGCACCGGCCTCGGCGCGGACCACAACCTCGCCGCGAACGGCGACGTCGCGAAATGGTTCGGGCCCAAGGGCATCAAGATCCCCAACGGCCTCTCGGTGAAGCGCACCGCGGGGACGGCCAAGCTCGCGCTCTACACGAAGATCGTGATCTAGGGCCGATCGTGCCCGACTACTGCACGCGCGCCCAGGTCCTCCTCCACCTCCCGGACGTGGACGCCACCGACTACGCGTTCATCGACGACATCATCACCGCCGGCGCGCAGGTCATCGACACGATCGCCAAGCGCGGCTTCGACAAGCGCGTCGCGGTCACGCGGCTCTACGACGGCCGGGCCAGCTGGGACGGCGCGATCGCGCCGCTGCGCGGCTCGCGCAAGCTCTTCCTGAAGGACGACCTCGTCACGCTCACCCAGCTGCGGGTCCGCGATACCGCGCAGTCGGCCTGGCGCGTCGTGCCGCTCGCCGACGTGCTGCTCGAGCCGGGCTGGCGCCGTGCGGAGCAGCCGGCGCGCTATCTGAAGCTCGTCGATTTCCCGAGCGGCCCCGACGGCGCGTTTCCCAGCGGCGACCGCACGATCGAGGTGACCGGCGACTGGGGCCGCAACGCGATCCCCAAGGCGATCGAGCTGCTCAACCGCGACATCGCGGTCCGCACGTACAAGTCGCGCGCGAACGGCATGAGCGACGCGGTCGGCGTCGAGGGGATCGAGAGCTTCATCACCACGAAGATCATCACCGGCCTCGATCGCGAGATCGTGCTGCGCCATACGCGTGAGAGCGTCTTCGCGTGACCGTCGAGCTGCACATGGACCTCACCAAGGTGCGCGCCGCGGTGAAGAGCGCGCCCAAGCAGATGCGCGTCCGCTACCCGAGCGCCTTCCGCCAGGCCGGGCTGCTGCTCAAGGACGATGCGCGGTCGCGGATCCACTCGCCCGCCGGCCACGCGCGGCGTGGCATCCGCTACGACATCACCGGATCCGCCGAGGCGCCGCGGCTCAAGGTCCACCCCGCCCGCGGCCGCGCCGGCCAGGCGGCGGTCTTCGCGCAGCGCTCGCGCGGCGCCGGCACGACGCCCATGCCGATGAAGGCCGCGCGGCGACTGGCGCGCGAGTACGGTCTGCCCGATCGCGCGGCGCGCCCGCTGGCGCTGGCGATCGCGCGGCGCGGCACGCGCGGCAACCCGGTCATGGCCGCGGTGCTGCGCGCGCAGCGCGCGCACCTCGCGCAGATCTTCCGCGACACGGTCTGGAAGCCGGTCGCGCGGACGATCACGCAGTGAGCACCACCGAGCTGCAGCCGCTCCTCGACCAGTGCGCGAAGATCATCGGCGGCGGGCCGACCGGCGGCGACCGCGCCGGCCTGTACCGCGGCGCCGGCGGCATCGCTGGCGTGAAGGCCGCCTACTCGACCCCGCCGGATCTCGGATCGCTCGCCGTGGACGGCGTGTTCTGCATCTGCGTGCACCGCGGCACCGAGACGGTCACCGGCGACGCCGGCGATCTCACGACCTACCGGCACCGCCTCGGGCTGCAGCTCCTCGTCGCGCTGGGGCGGTCCGACGCGCTGGCGGCGCATCGCATCCTCAGCCCGTTCGTCGACGCGCTCTACGACACCTTCAAGTCGAAGACCCACCTCAACGACGGCGTGAACAACCTCGCGACGGCCGGCTGCTTCCTGAAGGGCGTGCTCGGGATCGACCAGACGACGCCCCTGGCACCCGACCGTTTCGCGATCGAGGGCGAGCTCGTGGCCGAAGTGGAGAAGTCCATCACCTACAGCGGATGAAAGAGCGGGCAATGCCCGCAGAGGAGGTCCCCATGCCCCCCAAGTCCCAAGCGAAGACGGCGACGAAGCTCCGGTTCATCGGCACTCCCGACCACTACGTGGCCGGCGTGCCCCAGGGCGAGGTTGCGATCGTCGAGACGCCGATCGACGAGACGCAGGTCACGCTCGCTCGCGCGCGCGAGCTCGTCGCGACGCATCTGTACGCGCCGGTCGATGGGGATCTTCCTCCGGCCGAGCCCGCGCCTTCCGAGGCGACGACGAATGAGGGCGCGACCGCGCCCGAGGAGGTCTAGCGATGGCTGGCATCAAGATCTTGAGAAAGTGGCAGGCCGGCCTCGAGGCCGTTCCGGGCACCGGCGTCGTCGCGACGCGCAAGTTCGCCGCGCTCGGTTCGATCGAGAAGAAGCAGCCGGGCTTCTACCCCGACCTCGACGTCGAGTCGCTCGACCGCCGGCGCGACCGCTTCGCGCTGCTCATCGAGGCCGGCGGCAAGTGCGAGTTCCCGTGGTCGTTCGAGGACGGTCCCTGGTGGATGCAGCTCGGGGCCAAGGGCGGCGTGGCCGGCGTGCAGATCGGCGCCACCACGGCGTACCGCTACACGCACACGCCGACGACGAACGCCGACGACCGCAAGACCGCGACCTTCGAGTGGGGCGACGACTTCCAGGCCTGGCAGTGCCCCTTCGGCAAGGTGAACAAGCTGAACATCAAGGGCACGCCGGCGAGCGCGCTGATGGCCAGCGTCGACTTCTTCGCCAAGGACCGCATCCCGCAGGCCTTCACGGCCGCGCTCGGCGATCGCCAGATCGAGACGGTGCTCGGCCGCACCTCGACGCTGTACATCGACGAGCCCGGCGGCGCGATCGGCACCACCGCCGTCGCGGGCCGGCTGCTCGGGTACGAGCACGAGCTGGTGATCGAGGACGACCGGCTCTACACGATGGACAACGCCGACGCCGGCAAGATCGCGGACCTGCCGGCGGGCGCACGGAAGGGGATGACGAAGTTCCTCTTCCGCTTCAACAACCGCGCCGAGTACGACAAGTGGGCCGCGAACATCCAGCGGCTCATCGCCGTGAAGTTCAACGGGACGGACGCCGGCGCCGGCAACCTGCGCGAGTACAAGCATTACGCGCCGGGCTGGTACGAGGACACCAAGATCGCCGAGCAGGGCAACTCGGTGACGATCGAGATGGTCCTGAATCAGGCCTACTCGACCACGCTCGGCTACCAGACGAAGTACGAGCACGTGAACGCGCTGGCGGCCCTGCCGTGACCGAGACGACCGGAGGCGCGCCGCGGCGGATGCCGGTCCGCACGCGGCGCGTCGAGCTCGATGGCGACTACGCCGGCTGGTGGATCGACGTGCGCATCAACGCGCCGATGGGCATCCTCGAGGAGCTCGACGCGGCCAAGAAGGCCGCCGAGGTCTACGAGATCCTCACGCGCATCTTCCCGGGACCGTCGAACTTCGTCGACGACGACGGCGCGCCGATCGACCTCGCCCAGCCCGGGGGCTGGGCGAAGATCGGCGCCGACCTGGTGGCCGAGTCCCTGCGGAGGTTCCGCGAAGAAGCGCACAGCCCTTTAGCGAAGAGCGCCGCGAAGAGCTCCTCGCCGCTCTCCTCGGCTACGGCGGAGCCGTCCCCGCCGGCTACGCCGACATGAGATTCCGCATGTGGGCGGGCTGGATGGATGATGGCGTCTTCTGGGCCCAGCCGATCGACTGGGTGATGGAGTGCCTCGACTACTTCGAGGCCGAGATGGCCGCGCGCGCGGCGCGGAGCGAGTAGATGGGCGACGCGGTCGAGGTCGCGATCATTCTCGCGGCCAAGGACGCCGCCAGCGGCGTGCTCGGTGGGATCGGCTCGTCGCTCGACAAGCTCGGCAAGTCCGGCGACGTCGCCAAGCTCGCGCTCGCCGGCGTGACGGCGGGTTTGGGCGCGGCGGTCTTCGCCGGTTTCGATTTCGTGCGCGCCGCGGCCGAGGAGGAGCAGGGCATCTTCCGTCTGGCCCAGGCGGTGCAGAACGCCGGTGGCGACTGGGACGTGCTGGGCGAGACGATCGAGGGCCAGATCGCCAAATGGGAGAAGCTCACCGCGTTCAGCGACGGCGAGATGCGCGACGCGCTCTCGCTGCTGACCGCGTCGACCGGCAACGTCGAGGAGTCGATGAACCGGCTGCCGATCGCGATGGACTTCGCGCGCGGCGCCGGCATCGACCTGGCCACCGCGTCGAAGCTGCTGGGCAAGGTCACCGACGAGACCACCAACGTCCTCGGCCGCTACGGGATCCACGTGCAGAAGGGCGCCGAGGCGACCGAGGTCCTGGCCGAGGTACAGAAGCGCTTCGGCGGGCAGTCCGCGGCGTTCGCGAGCACCGCGGCGGGCCAGTGGAAGATCTTCCAGAACCAGCTGGACAACGTGAAGGAGGACCTGGGGGCCCTGCTCCTTCCGCTGTTCACCGAGCTCGGGCGCATCGGCGTCGGCGCGATGGACGCGCTGCGCGCGGCGATCAGCTCGCCGGAGTTCCAGCGGTTCTTCGCCTTCATCGGTGGGGCGCTCTCGACCGCGATCACGATCTTCAAGGAGTTCTTCGGCGTCATCACCGGCACGGCACCCGACGCCGGCGCGGCGCTCTCGAAGCTCGTCGGACCCGAGGCGGCCGGCGCGATCATGCAATACCTCGCGCTGATCCGCGACACGGTGAAGGCGATTTTCGCCGGCGACATCCCGGCGGTGCTCGCGACGATGCGCACGCGGCTGCCGGACATCATCGGCGGTCTGCTCGGCTTCATCAAGAGCGTGATCCCGCAGCTCGGCGCGGCGCTGGTCGGCTGGGCCAAGGAGTTCATCGCTTGGATCGGACCGCAGATCCCGCCGATGCTCGAGGAGCTGCTGCATCTGCTCTCGAGCGCGATCGGCTGGCTGGGCGACCACGCCGAAGACATCGGTCAGATGCTCGTGCAGTGGGGCCTGAAGTTCGGCGAATTCATCATCACCGTGGCCATCCCGGAGATCCAGAAGAACCTGCCACCGATCCTCCTGACCATCGGCAAGTGGGTGGTCACCGAGGCCCTTCCCGGGATCGTGAAGATCTTCTTCAACCTCGGCAAGGGCATCGTCGAGGGGATCTGGGCCGGCATCCAGGGCCTGTGGTCCTGGCTGCTCGAGCAGATCCACGCCAAGCTCATGGAGCTGCCGGAGCTCGTGCGCAACCTGCTCGGCATCCACTCGCCCTCGACCGTCTTCGCTGAGATCGGCGAGGAGCTCGCGCGCGGCATGGCCCTGGGCATGACCACCGGCCAGTCGCTGGTGCGGTCCGCTGGGGGCGCGCTCGCGGCGGCGGCGCTGGCCGGCGTGGCCTACAGCTCGAGTGACAATCTGAAGGAGCGCGGCAGCGGCCTGCTGAGCGACATCCGCGAGAGCTTCGCCGGCAAGGACGAGCGCGCGGACACCTGGCGCGAGATGCTGGGGCTGCACCCGCGCGACCAGCAGGGCCATGAGATCGAGAATCCCTTCGGGGCCGGCTCGCTCGATCGCAGCATCGCCCGCGCCGAGCGCAGCGCCCTGGCCTCGGAGCTCGGCCGCGGCGCGCGAGCCGAGGTCACCATCCCGCTGATGCTCGACGGCCGCGAGATTGCGCGCGCAATGGGCGAGGTCATCGTCCCCGCCGCCGGCGCGAGCGGCCGCGGGATCTAGCCGTGCAGCTGAAGATCGACGGCACCGACCTCTCGGCCTGGGCCGACGCGATCGACTTCACGCCGACCGACTCCGATCTGGGCAACCAGATCGCGACGATGCGCGCGGTGCTGCAGGACAAGAGCAGCGCGAGCTGCCCGAAGGTGCCGGCCTGGGGCCTCTCCGCGGACCTGATCGACGACGACCACTTCACGCCGCTTTTCGGCGGCCGCGTCTTCCGCGTCACCGAGAAGAGCCGCCCGATCAAGCGCCGCTGGGAGGTCACCTTCCAGGACCACAACGCGCGCCTCTTCGAGACGACGACCGGATCGCTGGACAAGAGCGGCGTCGTCGACAGCGACCGCAACTTCATCATCGCGATCCTGCGCGACGCGCTGAAGAACCAGACCTTCGGCGTCGGCACCGGCCTGGACGACCCGATCATCACTGCGAACGAGCCGAGCTGGCCGGGCGTGAAGGCGACGACGTTTATGGCGGGTCTGGACTGGTCGTACATGAGCCCGAAGAACGCCTTCGACAACCTCACCAAGTACGTCCCCGGCACGTACCTGCGGATCCGGCCCGACAAGATCGTCGAGTACGCGCCGCTCGGCGACACCCTCGCGCCGTTCGCGCTGCACACCGCGCCCGATGCGGTCCATCAGATGTACAAGGTCGAGGTCCTCGCCGATGCGCCGGTCGCGTACTGGCGGCTCGGTGAGACGAGCGGCGCTGTGGCGGCAGACGCATCGGGGAACGGTCGCGATGGGACCTATGCGGGCGGTTACACGCTCGGCTTCGCGGGCGCGGTAGACGACGCCGACGCTGCGACGAAGTTCGACGGCGTGACCGGCCGCGTGAGCTCACCGCACGTCGCAGCGTTCAATCTCGGGACCGCGTTCTCGATCGAGTGCTGGTATTACATGTCGTCGATCCCGAACGCGTTTGTCGAACTCGTGGTGAAGGGCATCACCGAAAGCGCGTACTTCCTGCGTCTCGGCGCTAACGCTGAGAGCAATCGCGTTCAGGGCTTCATCGTCGTCGGCGGCGCGGCGGAGCCGCGGGTCATCAGCTCGTACGTCCCCGCCGCCGGGGCTTGGCACCACGTTGTCTTCACCTACGACGGATCGAACCTGCGGCTCTATGTCGATGGGGTCCTCGATGGGACGACCGCGCGCACCGGGACACCCGACACGAACGCGAATGCTCTCTATGTCTCGTCCACCTTCAACCCTTTCCCCGGCCGCATCGACGAGGTCGCGCTGTATGCGACCACGCTCTCCGCCACGCGGATCGCCGCGCACTACGCGGCGCGCACCGTGATCGATCTCGTCGGCGTCGAGGGGTGGGAAGAGACGGAGGAGATGACCGACCACCGGAACAAGCTGCGCCGCGGCGGCGCCGGCGCGTCCACCGCGACCGCGACGGACGAGGTGAGCTACGCGCGCATCGGCCGGATCCTCGAGGATCCCTACAAGAACGACACGAGCGTCCCCGCCGGCGAGCTCGTCAAGCGCACATACGCCGAGCTGAAGACCCGCGCGGTGCGCCGCCTGGCGAAAGGGCGGATCTACGTCACGGGCGCCAAGGCCGGCCAGGCCATCGACGTCGTGAACACGCGCATCGGGACGATCGAGAACATCGCGCCCTATCCGGAGGTCTTCGGTCTGGCGGCGCCGTCGAAGACGGCCAAGCTGAGCGAGGGCTACCGCGGCCGCTTCATCATCCAGAAGGTCACGACGGCGCCGCTGGGCAACGGCCGCTTCGCCTACGACCTCGCGCTGGGCAGCTACCAGCGCGATCTCACCGCGGCGCTCTCGGTGCTCGCGCGGAAGGTCGGCTAGCAGATGTCCTGGAAGCTCTGGTCGATCCCGATCCGCATGGAGGGCGGCCCGACCGGCGGCGGCAGCGGCGTGAAGGTGCGCGTCTATGACGACGAGGCGCTCACGATCCTCTCGGCGCTCAAGGTCAACTCGGCCGGCTCGGTGGCGCAGCAGAACCCGCTCACGCCGAATGCCGGCAAGCAGACCCAGCTGACCGTCGCCGCGCTCGCGGGCGACGCCCAGCTGACCGTTGCCGACGTCACGAGCTTCGCGCTCGGCGACCGCATCCGCATCTACGACGGGGTGAACACCCGCAAGCGCTTCATCACCGCGATCAACGCCGGTGCCAAGGTCTTCACGCTCGACTCGGCGCTCGGTGTCGGCTTCGCGATCGCCGGCACGAACGTCGGCTGGCAGGGCGACCGCGGCAACGTGAGCTTCTGGGTCAGCGATGCGCGCGACTACTACGTCGAGGTCGAGGACGTCGGCTCGGGGATGCGCATGTTCGAGCTCGCGATCCCGATCGTCGCACCGGTCGCGCCGATCACGGTCCAGGACGAGGGCGTCGCGGTGAACACCCGCGGCACGGTCAACTTCATCGGCCCGTCGGTGACCGCGACCGACGACGGCGCGAACGGGCGGATCAACGTCACGCTCACCGGGCTGCAGGCCGACGGCACGATCGGCGCGCCGTCAATCGGCTTCGCCAGCGACACCGACACCGGCTTCTATCGGGTCGGCGCGAACGACTTCGCCGCGGTGGCCGCGGGCGTGAAGGTCCTCGAGTTCGTCGGCGCCGCCGGCGGCGTGAACTACCTCGAGGCCGACTCGGCCGTGACGGGCGCGAACCCGAGCGTCTTCGCGCGCGGCTCGGACGCGAGCGTCAGCATCACCATCATGGCCAAGGGCGCCAGCGGCTCGGTCAAGATCTTCAGCGACCCGGGGAACACCAACGGCGTCGAGGTGCTTGGCGCCGGCGCGTCGACGCCGCCGAAGATCCGTTCCATCGGCGGCGACGCGCACATCGACCTCAAGCTCGAGGCCAAGGGCCTTGGCGGCGTGATGCTCCCCACGCACACGACGGACTGGATGTACGTGAACGGCGGCACTGGCAGCTTCCAGATCTCGGGCTTCGGCGGCAGCGCGGCGATCGACATCCTCCTCGCCCCCAAAGGCACCGGGCTGCTGAAGTCGAGCGGCACCGAGGTCGCCACGCGCAGCCGGTCCGCGGCATCCTGGAGCGACAACACCACGGCGATCGCCGCCGGCGCCACGGTGAGCAAGACCGCCACCGTCGGCGCGCGCCAGATGTGCTCGACCGTCGTGACGAGGACCGCGGGGCAGGGAGTCGGGGCATTCGCGATCGGCAGTACCGCGACCGTAGATGCGATGAGCTTCGGAACCTCGGCCGGCGTCGGGGCGACCAGCGCCTTCTCGAATCGCAACTGGAACACGTATGTCGGCGACGACGGAGCGGGGGCGCAGAAATTCGGGGCCGGCGCCGTCGAGCTGCTGGACTTCTACATCAATGGCACCAGCCTGACCTGGGTCTTCAAGAACATCACTGGCGTCGGCGACACGCTGGATGCCCGCGCCTACGGGCTGGCATGGCTGTAGCGAGAGTGAGCACCGAGACGCGGGTGCGCGCGGCGTTCATCAATCGGCTCGGGCTGATCGTCCGCGTCGGACCGAGCGAGCCGGTCTACGACGCGAGCGGGGCGCAGATCGGCATCGCCGGCGACCTCGGCTTCCGGTTCGGGCCGCAACCCACCCGACCAGACGAGATCGTGATGAGCAAGTGGGTCGACGATCAGGGTGTCCTCACCGTCGTGCGCATCCACGCCGCGGATCTCACGACGTTCATCGGCTCTCTGTTCGAGAGCCCGGCGGCGCTCGACGGCGCACCGCCGCTGGTCGAGGACTACATCGCCGCCTGCAAGGCCGGGGGCGCGGCCGCATTCGCACGCTACGCCGCGAAATTCAAGACCGAGGGCATCCTCGGCTGAGGAGGGACGACGTGACAGAAGAGAAGATGGTGAGCGCGACCCCGGTGGACCCGGATGATCGGCGCAAGGACTGGTATTGCCAGGGCTGCGGCGGCCTGCTGGACAAGCGGCTCGAGGGCGATCCGAGCGGACAGCTCGCGTGCTCCGACTGCGCGACGTCGCACTGGGCGACGACCCCGCCGAGCGAGAAGCTGCTCGCGGAGCGGCGCGCCGAGCTCGAGCACAACGCCCGCGCCCGCGCGCTCGCCGATGAGCGGCGCGCCAAAGCGAAGCGCGTCAGCACGGAGCCGGCGTGAGCGCCGACTTCGACGCCACGGTGGTCCCCGCGGCGGGCGCGCGGCGGATCGCGGCCGCCTATGCCGCGGTGAGCGAGGCGAACGCCCGCGCGCAGGAGATCGGGCGGGCCGTGCTCGAGGGCATGGGCTTCGACCTGGACGCCGAGAAGGAGTCGGGCTTCAAGGTCAACGTCATCGCCAAGCCGGATGGCACGATGGTCGCCGTCCGAGCGCCGCTGAGTGCGAAGAGCGCTCCGGAGCTCGGCGCGGCGGTCGAGTACGAGCACGCGCCGTCACGATCAGCGGCGGGGAACTAAACGGCCGTGAGGATGGGCTTCGAGCTCCATCGGTCATCCGGATCCTGCGCGTGATCGCGACATGACGCGCTCCATCCATCGGGCGGTCGTGCGATGAGCGCGGAGCGCATAGCCGAGCTCGACGCGAAGATCGCCGCAAGCGAGGCCGCGCTGTTGGCGCAGATGAAGATCAGCGCCGACGCATCGGAGACACTGGGCCGCCTTCACGAGCGCGCGATCTCGATTCTCACGTCGCCGCGTCCGTCAGATCACCAGCCCACGACTGCTGGCGGCTGGACGGTCGAGACACTGAAGCAGCACTTCGATGCGCTGCGGTCTGCCGACTCGCGGTTCCTCGACGAGCGGGATCGTCGGTACACGGAGGTGAGCGTCGAGCGTGAGAAGGCGCTGAAGATCAAGGACGAGGCGGACAAGGCCGCGCTCGGCCTGGCGCGCGAGATCCAGACCTACAAAGATGAGAAGGCCAACGAGCTGCGCGAGCAGATCGGCAGCGAGCGCGGTCTCTATCCCACGAAGAGCGAGTTGACCTCTGCCATCCGAGAGCTGCGGACCGAGGTGCAGGGCTGGCTCAGCACCTCGAAGGCCGACAGCCGTTGGACCATCGAGCGCATCCTCCCGATCCTCGTCGCGATCGGCCTTGTCGCCTTCGATTTCCTCACGAGGAGGGGGCCATGAGCCGCGTCTGGGTGTGGCTCGTGATCGTGAGGTCAGGCGGCAGCATGCCTCGCGCGGTAGGCGGCGGTCCGGATGGCATTGCAGCGGCGGCAGTGACGCTCACCGTCGCGGGTGAGATAGGTATTCGCGGGCGTGAAAGCATGGCCTCGTACGCATGTCGTCTTGGCGGCATTCGCTGCGGCGCGCGTCTCGCCGCGCAAAAGATTGGTTCGTCCCGTGACGGCCTCGAGGTGCCTCGGATTGACACACCGACGGTTTCGGCAGAGATGGTCGAGCTCAAGCCCCACGGGGATTCGTCCTCGGTGCAGTTCATACGAGACGCGATGGGCCATCAGCTGCGGCGTACCCTTCCGGCCTCCGCTCATCACGCCGTAGCCGCGGCATCGGCCACCCGTCCAGATCCAGCAGGTCGGAGTCTTCCGAACGCGCGGCCAGAAACGCTCGGCCACGGTCTTCATCAGATCGGAGGATATGCGACGTGATCTGGGTTTGGATTTGGACCATTGAATCGTGTGAGGGCGGAGACCTTGCGCAGATCGTTGCCAAAGCCAAGCAGCATGGAGTGGGTTGCATGATCAAGACCCATGACGGGCTTGCCACGTCGGGCGCTTGGGACCGCCGCGGCCGCTCGCGCGAGCTGCTCGCGCGACTGCTGGCCGCCGGGGTGCCATCGCGTTGTTGGGGATACGCGTATCCGACGGTCGATCTCGCCGGCCAGGCCGAGCTCGCGCTGCGCGCCGGCGTCGACTACATCGCCGACGTCGAGGTCGAATGGGACGGCCACGTCTCCGAGGCGCGGACCTTCGTCGACGAGCTGCGCGCGCGCCGACTATCGGGGCAGCTCGTCGGTTACGCGCCGCTGCCGATCGTCTCGTACCACGACGGCGCGGGCCAGTACGAGGAGTTCAACCGCCTGGACGTCGCCTGCCCGCAGGCCTACGCCGGCACCGGCGGCCGCGACGCGATCGGCGCGCTCACCTGGACCGCCGCAGAGTGGGAGCGGGCCTTCGCTCGCTGCAACATCGAGCCGGCCGTCTACGCCGCGGACCAGGATCCCGCCGATCTGCGCGCCGCGATCGCCTTCGTGCGCGCCCAGGTGCGGATCTTCGGCGCCGACGGCGACGTCAGCGTGTGGGACTGGCAGCACATGACCGACGAGCACTGGGCCGTCATCGACGACTTCACCAAGGAGGACGACATGCTGAGTGACGCGGACAAGACCTGGCTCGAGCAGATGGTCGAGGGAAAGGTGATCGCGGCCCGTGATCACATCGAGGCGCGGCTCGATGTGCCGCTCGTCCGGCCAGTGTCGGGCACGAGCGCGTCACCGCCGACGCCGGTGATCAGCGGGCCGTCGGCCGCGGAGCCGCGCGAGCCGCGGGATCCGAGCTGACGTTTTCGCGCGCAACGAAGCGGATCGGAGAAAGGAGGCGCGACATGGGCCTGCACCAGGTGCTGTTCGTCCTCGCGGCGGTCTGCTTCGCGCTCGCCACCGTGGGCGTCGGCGGCCGGGTCAACCTCATCGCGCTCGGTCTCTTGGCCTGGCTACTCACGCAAGTCGTGTAGAGAAAAGGAGGAAAACCAAATGGATTTCAGCGCACAATTCATCGCCGCCGCGGTCGCCGGCATCGTCTCGCCGTTCGTCCAGGAGATCCTCTTCGGTGCCAAGATCAGCGGACGGCTCGCCGGCATCGCGACCATCGGGACGACCCTCGTCATCGCCGCACTGGCATCGTGGATGACGGGCGGATTCGGCGCGGCCGCGGCCGCGCCGGCCTTCAACCTCATCGACCCGAGTGCCTTCTTCGCCTTCTGGTGGAAGCTCTGGCTGCCGGTCTACGCGATCGCGCAGTTCATCTACTCGACGACGACGAAGCACCCGCAGACGCCGTCGGCATCGGGCCCGATCCAGAGCGTCGCCGAGAAGGTGCAGCCGATCATCGGCACCGGTTAGTTAGGATGGGCCGCGGGGCGGCGCGGCTCATCCACTAGCCGAACGTAAGACGACGCCGACTTTCATCGCATCATCGCCGCCGCCAGCATCAGAGCCACGAGTGTCGGCAACAGACATCCAGTCCCGACCTTCTGGCTGTGCGACACGCCGGTGCCCGGGATCCCAGTGGTCACGCGCGTGCCGCGCTTACCCGCGCTGAGTCGCGCGCCGCGCCGGCCCACGCTCAGCGACGAGAGGCCCTTCTTGCTGATGTTCAGCGTCAAGCCCTTCGCGAGCCGGATCCGCTTCTGGAAGCGCCAGGGCATCTACTGCACCGTGAAGAACGCGCGTGCCGAGGCGCGCGCACCGGCCGGCGCCGTGCAGCTCACGTCGACCGGATAGGTACCGAAAGCGGTTTGCCCGCCGACCATCCATGTCCAGCTCACTCGGCCGGACGCGTCCGCGTTCTTTGCGCCGAGGCCCTGCGCTGAGCTCGGCCCGCTGTTGTAGGTCACGGTGATCGTGCAAGCGGATCCGGGCGTCGTCGTCGCATTCGCCGTCGCCATTGAATTCCGGCCGACGGGAGTCGAGACCGTGAGCGAGACCGAATGCGCCGGCGCGGGCTGTGGCGTCGGCGGCGCCGCGGTCGGCGGCGCCGCGGTCGGAGCGAGCGTCGGCGGAGGGGTCGTCGCCTGGGTCGGTCTCGGCGTTGATGTGGGGAGCGACGTGGACGCCGCGACCGCGGCCTGCGAGCTGAGACTGGGGACCGATGTGACGGGCCTCGTCGGAGCGACCGTCGAGCGAGGGCTCGCGGTCGACCGCGCTGCCTCTGTCGAGTCCGAACACGCCGTCATCGCGGCGATGAGTATGGAACCGCTGATCGCGCACTGAACTAGTCGGCTCGCCTCCCTCACCCTGCTGCGGCCATGCCCCTCAATTACCTGGAGGCTCCGGCCGCCCCGGCTTTTGGGCGGTGCTCGTCCGCCGAGGAGATCTCGTCGCGCAGGATCGCCCGCAGATGGCGCTTGAGCTGGCGATAGCGCTGATCGGGCAGCGCACCGACCGCGAGGTCGACGGCGGCGAGGGGATCGCGCTTCGGCACGGCGCGGAGCACGGCCTCGCAGCGCGCCGCCCACTCGGCTGCTTTGTCCAGCGCGATCTCCGTCTTGCCTTCCAGGAACAGCCGGATCATCTCCTCGCCGGTCTTCCATCCGAGGGCTCGCCCGAACTCGCGCCGAGATCCGACGTCGGTGCGCTCGAGGAGCTCGGACAGGTCCGTCCGCAGCTGCGCGAGCTGGTCGTTCCCATTCCCCACTGCGCAGGGCAGTGTCCCGCTCCATTCGGCCTATTGGCTAAAAAGCCGAATGTGACTCTTGACACGCGCGACAGAGCCGAATAGCGTTCGGCCCGACTCGGTAAGGGCCGTGACGAAGGCGACACGGTCCGTCACTGATAGAAGGAGACGGACGACTTGGCTCGAGACGCGGAACGCGAGCAGGGGCCGTACGCGAACGAGATCAGCGAGGCCATCTACCAGGCCCGGATGCTCACGATCGCCGAGCTCGCGCGGCGCACCGGCATCGACCGCCCGCTCCTGTCGCGCATTGTCAACGGCTGGGCCCTTCCCTCTGCGGAGCAGCTCGATCTGATCGCCACCGAGACAGGCTGGTCGGCCGAGAAGCTCTACCCGCGCGAGCAGTTCCGAGTCGCGATCGAGGCGACGCGCCGCGCGGAGGTGGCGTGAGCGCAGCGCGCCGTGATCGCCGGCGTGTCCGCGCGGTCGAGCTGTCGATGGAGGCGCAGACCGCGCTCGTCGAGGCGCGCGATCTCGATACGCGTGAGGACACCGCACGCGGACGCGCCCGCACCTTCCTGAACGGCGCGCTCGACGCGCTGCGCGCGGAGGAGGCCATCGACGCGCTAGGCGACCAGCAGCGCGATCGCGCGCTAGAGCTCGTGAACGAGCTCAGCGGGATCCTCGACAGCAGGCGCAAGTCGATCGAGGTGGCCTCGTGACGTTCGCGCGCGCGCTGCCTCGTCTGCGCCCGGGAGCGAAGAGCGAGGTCGATCTTGCCGAGGTGGATCGGCACGAGCGCGCGCTTGAGCGCCTTCGCGATCACGAGGCCGCGAACCCGCCGGAGTTCACCACCGTCGCGCACGGCCGCGTCGATCCGTTCGGTCGCAGCAACGGCCGGCGCGCGTGGGAGCGGATCTCGCCGGCGGTCGAGATCCACCGGTGGCAGCTGCCGAAGTTCGTCCAGCGTCGCGCGGCCGACAAGGGCATCGCGATCTAGCAAGTCTGCCGGCGCGCGGCGCCGGTCGCGGGTAACGGAATGGGGGAATTGAAGATGGATCGGGAATGCCTCGTGACCGGCGGGATGACGCCGACGATCGTCATCGGTGAGGCCGAGGCCGCGTGGGCGCGTCGTCTGCTCGCGGCGATGCCCTTCGGCGCGATGGCCCACTTCCGCAGCACCCAAAAGTCCGGGGAGCTGACCGTCCGCGACGTCCTCGACGATGTGGATCGACTCCGCGAGGTCCTCGTGGACCAGGCGGCCGTGGACCAGGCTCGGGATCAAGAGCTCTCCCAACTTCACTCTGACGTGGCGGCGGTCCGCCGCCTCTTCGGCGCCCCGGCCGCCCTGCATGGCTACGACTCTGGGGGGCGGCCGATCACTGTCCGGTCAGGAGCGTCGTCATGACCGTCGTCCCGGAGCAGCTCGGGCTCATCGAGATCCCGCTCGACGACCTGAAGGTCCATCCCCACAACCCGCGCACCGACATGGGCGACCTCACCGAGCTCGCGGCGTCGATCAAGGAGCACGGTCTGTTCGAGCCGATCGTCGTCGTGCGCAAGAACGGCGGCTATCTCAACGTCATGGGCAGCCGGCGCGCCGCCGCCGCGCGCAAGGCGGGGAAAAAGACGATCACCGCACGGGTCATGGATCTCGACGAGGCCAAGGCCGCGGCCGCGGCGCTCATCGAGAACCTGCACCGCAAGGACCTCAACCCGATCGAAGAGGCGCAGGGCTACGCGAACTACCTCGCGCTGACTGACGAGTCGCAGAAGACACTCGCCGAGCGCGTCGGCCGCGCACCGTCGACGATCGCGAACGCGTTGCGGTTGCTCAAGGCGCCGAAGGCGATCCAGGACGCGTTGCGTGCGCAACGGATCACCGCCGCGCACGTGCGCGTGCTGCTGCAGCTCAAGGACGATTCGCTCTTCGTGCGCGTGAACCTCGACCGGAGGGTGTCGTACCGCGGCGCCGACAAGATCGAGACGATCACCGTCGACGACCTGAGCTACCGCGTCCATGAGCTGAACCAGTCGTTCGAGAAGAGCGGGCCGCCGGCGATCGAGCGCGCGAAGGCCTATCTCGCCGAGGTCCAGAAGAACAACAAGGGCTACACGATCACCTGGTCGAGGGACGACGTTCGCTACGGCGACGAGCTCGATCTGGTGAAGGCCCTCGGTGCCGCGCCGGCGAAGGTCGTCGGCGAGATCTGGTCGGGCAGTGCGAAGCGCCACGACAAGGCCTGCGCGTGCCGCGCGTTCGAGCTCAAGCAGGAGTACGACGGCAGCTTCGAGATCCAGCGTGCCTGCATCGACGCAAAGGGCTTCGCGAAGTTCGGTGAGGGCGCGGTCCGGCGCGAGGGCCGCTATCGCGATCCCTACGCGCGACCGACGACGAAGGCCGGCACGGCCGCGTACGTCGCGAAGCGCGTCGACCAGTACCTGGCCGTGAAGAGCGGTGGGTCCTACGGACGGCGCAAGCCCGCGGACCCGATGTACCGCAAGCTCGTCGCCGGTGGCTGGGAGGCCGACAACGTCGCGCGGCTCCTGGCATACGCGCTCACCGTCGATCGCTGCGTGAATGTGGGGGCCGAGCAGCTCGAGCTCTACCGACGAATTCAGAAGATGGCGCCGGCCAAAGCGCGCGGGCTCGTGCTCGAGCACGCCGCGGCGATCGTGAACGGCGAGGTCCTGGCGACGACCGACGGCGGGGCGCGGCTCGCCGCGCGCGTCGAGGTCATGCGCGGCTTCGGGATCCCGGTCGGGCCGAAGATCGGCGAGCAGGCCGACGAGTACGTGCGCAAGGCCACACCGGCCGCAGGGGGGCGGCCGCGTCGGAAGCCGGCCGCCTCTCGCGCGAAGAAGAAGGCCAAGCGATGAGCGTCGTCCAGGAGGACCGCCGCTTCGACCTGCTGAGGGACGACGACAACCGCGCGTGGTGGGAAGCCGTCCAGGATGCTGCGCGGTCGACGATCGCCATGCAGACCGGCTCGCGCATCTACGTGACCGAGCACATCGACGCGCTCGCGCTCCACGACGCACGCCGGGCCTTCCTCAAGGTGCACGTCGTCTCGGTCGCGACCGGCAGCCCGTACGAGTTCTACCGCGTGGTCAGCACGCCCGCGGTCCGCCGGCTGCTCCCGGTGGCGAAGATCGCGAACATCGCGCCCGTCGTCGACTTGGAAGCGGCGATCCAAGCGTGAGCTTCGCGACGTGCCGCGGCTGCGATCGCGCCTTCACGAAGGACGGCTACGGCGCACAGTCCGCGAGCTCACCGCGTCTCTGCCGCGATTGCGACGCGCGCGAGCGCGCGTACCACCCGCGGCACGCGCCGGGCACCGAGTGCATCGGCAAGTACCGAGGGACGAGCTGATGCTCGAGCATACCGCAGCGGTCGAGCTCGAGCCCTTCGTGCTGCATCCGGAGACCGACGCGCACGCGCGCGCCGCGCTGCGCGCCTACGCCCGCTCGGTGATCGGCGAGAACAAGGCGCTCGCGCGCGACATCTACGCCACGCTGCGGCCGTACGACGTCGAGATCCCGCAGCGCACCGAGGTCACGATCGTCGCGTCCGCGCTCCGCCAGCTGCTCATCGCCGCGCGCGCCGCCGCGCGCCACGGGACGCGCTGCGCGGCGCTGCAGTTCACGACGTCGTACGCGAAGGAGCTCGAGGCGCTCGTCGACGAGCTCATGTGCGCGAACTGCCACGGCCGCGCCGTCCGGCCCGATGCCGAGAACGTGCCGCGGCCCTGCGCCGCCTGCGCGGGGACCGGCCTCGCATGAGCGTGTCGATCGACGCGCTGGTCCGCGAGGGCCACCCCAACCTCGAGCAGCTCGAGCGTGAGCGCGACGTCCTCGAGGTCCAGCGCCGGCTCTATGACACCACCGGGATCCTGCAGCGCTTCCATGCGAGCGCCGAGGACCTCGCCGCGCTGCGCGTGCGCGAATGGATCCTCGGACTGCGGCGGGCCCGATGAAGCCACCCGCCTGGATGCGCGTCGAGGAGAAGGGTCTGAGCGCCGACGGCCGCTCGATCGAGGTCGTGATCCACATCCTGCGCTGGCATCCGGGCTTCTGGCTCTTCGTTGCGCGCGGAATGCTCGGGGACGCCCTGCGTTGGATCGACCGCGTCCTGCTGCTCGCGGCGATGCTCGTGCTGCTGTACGCGATCGCGGCGTTCGTGAGCGCCGCCCGATGAAGGCCCTGTACATCGTCTTCAACGGCCTGCAGACGACCGAGGCGCTGGCCTTTCACATCTACGTCGAGGCGAGCTCGCCTGGAAATGCGATCGATATCGCGCGGCCGATCTTCACCTGGATGGCCGAGCACTTCGGGCACGGCGAGCTCTTCGCGAAGGATCTCTACGCATTCCCGGCTGACGCCGGCGCGCTGTTTTCGTTTGCGGCTGCCATCCCATACCACGAGAGCGGGGAGCTTCTCGTAGGTCAGAGTCCAGGCTCCCCAGGGAGCCCGCATGAGCGCTCGTAGTGCGACGCGTCGTGCGCTTCCCGCGACGCCAGCCCGACACGGGCATGCGCCGGTGCGACAGATCGACCGCGACGTCGCCGATGTGCTGCGCTGGCTGCACCAAGGCGCCCAGGACCGCGGGATCCTCGCGCAGAAGATGGGCGTCCCCGATCGGCGCATGCGCCTGGCGATCCAGGAAGCGCGTCGCCGCGGCGAGCTCGTCATCGTCACGCGGCCGGGCCCGCTGCACCTCTACGCGATCGCGAGCTCGCGCGCCGAGTACGACGAGTGGCGCCGGCACGAGCTCATGAGTCGGCTCGGGGCCTTCGGCGAGCAGCTCCGCGCGATGGACGCGCGGGCGAGCCGCATCTGGCCTCTCGAGCAGCTGCGCATTGCGTTCGACCGAGATCCACGAAGAGAGGAGGTACAGGCGGAATGACGAAGAACCTGGTCGCGGTCAGCAACTTCCCAAAGAAGGAGCTTCCCGGCGAGGCCGCGGACGCCGAAGGGCTCATCGAGTCCGGCACGGCGCTCGGCACCGTCGACGACGACGTCGCCAAGAAGCTCATCGACAAGGGCTGGGCGAAGGAAGTGGAGCCAGCGTAGCGCGGGCCGCGGCCGCAGCCCTCACCGAAAGGCGGGCCGCACAGATCGGACGGATCTTCCGTCCGCATAGGGGAGCAGGACTCGGACCGCTGGCGGGCGGGCCGGTCGAAAGAGGACTGCTGCCCTGTGTGGGCGGAAAGGACGAGCGGGTTGGCGGTGGCGACCAAGGCGAGGCGAAAGCAATGCACCCGTGCGGGCTGCCGCGCGATCGCGGTGCTTTACGAGGACGTCTGCTTCGAGCATCTCGACTTCGACGAGGAAGGAGGTGGAAGGAAACGAACCTTTTCCCCCGAGGTGCGCGCGCGGATGAGCGCGGCGAGGCGGAAGGCGTGGGCCGACCCCGAGGTGCGCGCGCGGATGAGCGCGGCGAGCCGGAAGGCGCTGGCCGACCCCGAGGTGCGCGCGCGGATGAGCGCGGCGAGGCGGAAGGCGTGGGCCGACCCCGAGGTGCGCGCGCGGATGAGCGCGGCGCGCCGGAAGGCGCTGGCCGACCCCGAGGTGCGCGCGCGGATGAGCGCGGCGAGGCGGAAGGCGCTGGCCGACCCCGAGG